ATTACAAATATCAAAGAGAGGCATGTGTTGGTATAATAATGGAGTAATTAACAAACAATTTAAAGAAGGAACAGAACTTGATGGATTTACACGCGGAAGAATTAATAAAAAATAAGTTAGGATTAACAGTGCTAACTGACACCGGCTGGAGCAAGTTTGACGGAATCTTAGTTAAAGGTGTTAAAAAGATACTTCATGTAACTACACAACGTCATTCACTTAAAAGCACTCCTGATCATAAATATTTTCTTAATGGGTTTAAACCGATAGAAGGTAGATTATTATTGCCTAAACAAAAAATTTTAGTTAATGGCAAACTTGATAATGTCGTGTCTGTTAAGTGGCTGTTAGATGAAGAACCAGTATACGATCTGTTTAATGTTGAACAGAATCACAGGTATTATGCAAATAACGTTCTAATCAAAAATTGCGAATTTTTAGTATACGACGAAACTCTTATAAACAGTTTGAAGTTAGTTGAGCTGTATGGTAAAGAACCTATGATGAAAATGGGGCAAGTGCGATGGTATAAAACACCAACTGCAGGTAATTTATATTTAATTGCATTAGATCCTAGTTTAGGTACAGGAGGCGACTATTCGGCTATTACTGTTTTTGAATTACCATCAATGGTGCAAGTTGCAGAATGGCATCATAACATTACTCCTATACAAGGACAGGTAAAGTTATTTAGAGATATATTATTATATGTACAAGACGAAATTGGTGCTGATCAATATAATTCAATATATTGGTCGGTAGAAAATAATACAGTAGGCGAAAGCGCATTAGTAGTAATTGACAACTTAGGAGAAGAAACATTTCCGGGATTATTTGTGAGCGAGCCGGGCAGAAAAGGGCATGTTCGAAAATTCCGCAAAGGATTTAATACAACCTTTAATAATAAAATTGCTGCATGTTCAAAATTAAAATTTTTTGTTGAAGAAGATAAGATGGTAATTAATAGCAAACCGTTAATAACCGAATTAAAATCTTTCATTGCACATGGAATTAGTTTTAAAGGTAAACCGGGACAACACGACGATTTAGTAGCAGCATTATTATTAATAGTAAGAATGATTGATATACTAGCAGAATGGGATCCTTTAGTATTTGAAAAAATGCGGATTGAAGATCGAATTGAGGACTGGGAAGCACCTCTACCAATATTTGTTTCCTCTAATATGTGATAAATATAAACATGGACAATAATTTAGATAAAATTGCTTTAGACCTTTATGGTAAAATACAAACACGTTTTTCAGACATTACGATGGGAGACGAGAACGCAGCAGTACTGAGTAAAAAAGTTGATATTCCAAAAGCACGATTCTTTGAGTTTGAGTATACTGAAGATGACAAACCACTTGGAACTATTACTATTACTTTAGATAAAGACGACGGAGTTGTAGTGCAAGTTAGTGGGGATTTAGTAGACAACGATTCTGATACGACCCACCATAACGCATACAAATTCATTCGATCATTTAGAAACTTTGCTAAACATCGCTTATTAAACTTTGATGTACAAAACATTGGAAAAAGCAACTTAGACAAACGAGACTACCAGTTTCAAGCAAAACCCAAGGAACAACAAATGATGGAAAGTAAAATGTTTGGTACTTCTAGAATAAGTTACCAAGACTTAGGCGAGGCTCGTTTAATAGTTAAACATACTCAACCTGTTAATCCAGAGTTAGCTGCAGGCCGTACAATGCATATTGAATGTATATACATTGAAAATGCAGACGGCGAACGATTCAAATATCCATATAAACACTTACCCGGTGCTCGTGCATTAGCAGAACACATTAAACACGGTGGTATCCCGTATGATGATATTGGTAAACATATTACTAAACTTAGCGAAGAATTAGCAAGTTTACGTAAGTTTAAAGGATATGTTAGTCGCCAATCACAAATATCAGAAGCAATGGGCGACGTTACAACGCGTGTAATTGAACGCATTGATGCAGTTAAAAAAGAAATTGTTAGCTTACAACGTCCGGCTTACTATCAACAATTTGCAGAATCATTTACTACAACAGAAGAAAGAGTAATACCGGAAACTGTTATGAACGATTGGATTGAACGCCTAACTGTTCGCACATTTAATGAAGAAATGAAAACAGTATTTCCGTTCTTATATAACATTGTAGACGAAAGTGAGTTGCCAGTTTGTGAATTATCTTCAGATTACTTTATGGATGAAGCTGCACCTAAAGGATGGGAAGGTACTGTTAAAGCAATGAAAAAACACAAGGAAATTGATAATCCTTGGGCATTAGCACACTCAATGAAAAACAAAGGCTATAAAAGTCATAAGAAAGAAGAACTTGATCCAGAGCTTGCATTTGAGTCATTTATTAATCATCTTATGAATGAAGACAAAGATGAATTGTTTAGTCAGTCGTTAACATCTAAGCATGCTGCAATTGAAAAGTTGAATGATCTACTAGCACAACCGTTGCTTAACGGTGCGTATGGAGAAGGTGCAGCCGAAGAATTAGAAGGGTTAATTAATGATCCTGCTTTTTTTGATTCTCTCAAAACAGTTGACGCAGATTTAGATATACGTGCAATACTTCAAAATTATATTACGCAACGAGATCCAGACGTAGCAATTCAATTAAAAATTGGTCCTGATGCAGACAGCACCCCTGCGGTACCGACTGAACCTAGTGCTCCAATGCCGGATGCAGGTGCTCCGATGCCAGATGCAGGTGCTCCAATGCCGGATGCAGGTGGCGGGTTAGGTGGCGGGTTAGGTGGTATGCCTCCAGACTTAGGTGGCGGTATGCCTCCAGAAGGTGAATTAGGCGCAGAAGGTGAAGTGCCTCCAGCAGCACCGGGTGAAGAAGGTGAAGTACCTCCAGCAGCACCGGGTGAAGAACCACCAGCAGCACCGGTTGCAGAAGGAATTAATCCTAAAAAATCTAAAATGAAAGCTAAGTTTATTAAAGCTAAAGCTGCGGGTGCTAACTTAGATACTCCAATTGCAGAAGGTATGACAATCCGTGATCTTATTAGAGAAAGTGGAATGACACCTAGTGAAGCGGGATTTGGCGAGTATGAAGTAGAAGATAATGATCAAGAAGGTGGTGAACCGGAAGAAGAAAACATTTCAGGTGTTAATCAAATTTTAAGATCAATTATAGGATTTTGGAATGCAGAAGACCGTAACTTTACAGTTGGCGGAACACGCGTTAAAATTATTATTAAGAAAAACTATGAAGATGACGAATACAGCAATGCATCAGACGACGATGTAAAATATGTAATGCAAAAAGTTAATAAATTAGATCCAAGTTCAGACGATCAAGAACAGACTGATGTATTAAGACTAGCCGGATTAGGCAACCAAGAACCTGAAGATGATGACGGTCAAGACATTGCAATGTTGATGAAAGAGCTACAGGGATTTGGTGGCAGACGTAAATTTGATAGCATTGATAAACATAAAATGCACAAAACAATGAGAAATAATTATGAAAAAAACTTTAGAAACCGCTCTTCTAAATTCCGTTAAGTCGTTATTAGAATCGATACACATACATGAAGGTGAACGCGTAGGGTCACAGGCTGAATTGAAACAGTTATTCGGTCGATCTCAAAATCAACCAGCTAACGGTGTAGCTCCAAATGGACGAGCAGCTACACCTGCTGATATAGACACAATACGTCGAGCGTTTGGTAATGCTCCGCCTGCAACATCGCAACCAGCACCACAGCAATTAGATGAACCAGAAAGTCTAGACGATACTGCAAAGCAACGTGCATTCGAACGTCCATTTATGCCTCCTAATCCTAAAGGTGAAAGACCTTTCCAACCAAGTAAAGAAGATGCATTCTACGACCCGTATTACAGCCCTGAAACATTCAATGGAGACTTTACTAACAATCCACAAGATTCTGATCGTACATCACAGTTTAGACGTAAATTTAATGGAGAACCGGCATATCCGAGACAGTTCTTTCAAACACCGCATGGACCACGTAGCACTGTTCTTAAGCCGACTGATAGCGTAGCAGAGGATGTTACATTTAAACAAGAAGAAAGTTTAGCTAGAATCATTCAGCTAGCACGAGGATAACAGATGAAAAAGATTACAGAAAACTCGCTCTTATCAAGGGTTAATAAATTAAACGAATCATTAGCGTTGTATGAACTTGCACGTACAGACGCAAATGGAAACGAATACAAAAGTAGAGAAGATGACATTAGAGGTAGAGAAAATGACCTTAGAGGTAGAGAAAACGAGTTTAAATCCAAATGGCCGCAAACTGATGCAGAAGTTAGCGCATTCCAGACAAGCCATAAACAACTTGACGGACAGCCATTAGTTGTCGACGGTGACATTGGACCGCAAACTATGCAGGCACTGGCTGCTGCAGGAATTCAACCCCCGCCTGGTTGGACTGGTTTAAAACCAGCTGCGCCAAAAGTTACTCCGCCAACTGGAAATACTGCTCCAAAAGTTACTCCGCCAACTGGAAATACTGCTCCAAAAGTAACTCCGCCGACAATGCAGCGTCAACAATCAGATCCTAAAGTAGTTGCTATTCAGCAAGCGTTAATGGCAAAAGGTTGGCCGTTGCAACCGACTGGAATTATGGATCAAAATACTAGTGATGCATATGAAGCACAATTTAAAACCGATTCAATGAATAATTCGTTAAATCAATCGGTTGCTACTAATAGACAAACTGAACCGGCACCTAATTTAAATAACCCAACTGCACAGCCATTTAACAACGTATTGTCACCTACTACGACTGCACAGGCATATGACAAGGTGTTACCAACTTCACCGGATGCATATGCTCCAAAAACAGATTACTTAAATAATCCACCTGCTTCATTAACAACACCTGTAAAAGAATCTGTTACATTTGGTGAAGACGAAAGTTTAGCTAGAATAGTACAATTAGTGAATTGGTAAAATAAATTGAAAAAGTGAAAGATTTCACTTGCTCATATAAATAATAGAGTATATAATATGCACATACTTTAAAAGTAAGGTATTATATATTAAAGTATAAAACATAAAAAAATATTAGTAATAAAACACATAGGCTATATAACACACAGGGTAAAACCTGTGTGTTAACTCAAAACACAATAGGAAATTATAATATGGCAACTTTAGCAGAAATCAGAGCAAAATTAAAAGCGGCAGAAACACGTAGCACAGATAGCAACACAGGCGGTGATAAATCAATTTATCCTTTCTGGACTATTAAAAATGGCGGTGAAGCAGTTTTTAGATTCTTACCAGACGGCAACCCAAACAATACTTTTTTCTGGGCTGAACGTTCTGTAATCAAATTACCTTTCGCAGGTATCAAAGGTCGTACCGATAGCAAACCAGTAGTAGTAAATGTTCCATGCGTTGAAATGTACAACGACGGTGCAGTATGTCCAATTCTTTCAGAAGTTCGTCCTTGGTTTAAAGATCCTTCATTAGAAGAAATGGGCCGTAAATACTGGAAAAAGAAGTCATATATCTTCCACGGCTTTGTTCCTGAAGATGGCTTAGACGAAAAAGAAAAACCAGAAAATCCAATCCGCAGATTTGTTATTGGACCACAAATTTATAAATTAATTCATGCAGCATTACTTGATGACGAGTTTACAGAATTACCTACAGACTACGTTAACGGCTTTGACTTCCGTTTAAAAGTTGGTTCTAAAGGTGGTTATGCAGATTACTCTACATCAACATGGAGCAGACGCACACGTCCATTGAGTGAAGAAGAACGTGCAGCAATTGATAAATTTGGTTTAACTGACTTATCAGAATACTTACCTAAAAAACCAAATGAAGTTGAACTCAAAGTTATGATGGAAATGTTTGAAGCATCAGTAAATGGTGAAGCATATGATGTCGAACGTTGGGGCAAATACTTTAGACCGTATGGTATTTCAGCAGACGAATCTACATCATCTGCAACTCCTACTGCTACAGTAGCTCCAGTTGTTGCACCTGTAGTACATGCACCCGAAGAAGCTATGCCTTGGGATGAACCTGCTACTACCTATACTCCACAGCCTGCAGTAGCTGAATCAGCACCTGCAAGTGATTCAAGAGCAGCTGATATCTTAGCAAAAATTAGAAATCGCGGCGCTTAACACAACAGTGATTAACGTAGCAAGGGGTCTTGCTACGTTACATTATTAGGAGTATAACCATGGCAACAAAACCCTTTGATTTAACAAAATTTCGAAAAACTCTAACAAAAAGTATTGACGGCTTAGGCGTAGGCTTTAATGATCCTACTGATTGGGTTGGTACCGGCAATTATGCACTTAACTACCTTATTAGTTCAGACTTCCATAAAGGCATTCCACTAGGTAAAGTAACTGTGTTTGCAGGCGAGTCAGGTGCAGGCAAAAGTTATATTTGTTCAGGTAACATTGTTAAAAATGCACAAGAACAAGGAATATACGTAGTACTAATTGATTCAGAAAACGCACTTGACGAATCATGGCTACACGCATTAGGTGTAGATACTACTGAAGAAAAACTTCTTAAACTTAATATGGCTATGATTGACGATGTAGCTAAAACTATTAGTGAGTTTATGAAAGAATACAAAGCAATGGAAGACAAACCAAAAGTATTATTTGTAGTAGATTCTTTAGGTATGTTACTAACTCCGACTGATATTAATCAATTTGAAGCAGGTGATTTAAAAGGTGATATGGGTCGTAAACCTAAAGCACTTACTGCACTTGTTCGTAATTGTGTTAATATGTTTGGTAGTCACAACGTTGGATTAGTATGTACTAATCATACGTATGCAAGTCAAGATATGTTTGATCCTGATGATAAAATATCAGGTGGTCAAGGATTTGTTTATGCATCAAGCATTGTAGTAGCAATGAAAAAACTTAAACTAAAAGAAGACGAAGACGGTAACAAAGTTAGTGAAGTAAATGGTATTCGTGCCTCTTGTAAGATTATGAAAACACGTTATGCTAAACCATTTGAAACACTACAAATTAAAATTCCATATACAACCGGTATGAATCCATTTAGCGGATTAGTTGATTTATTTGAAAAAAAGAACATTTTGAAAAAAGATGGTAATAGACTTAAATACGTGGCTACTGACGGTACTGAAATTAAACAATACCGTAAAGAGTGGGAAAGTAATGCTAACGGCGCCCTTGAACGAGCAATGGCCGAATTTACTGACGAACCTGTATTATTAGATATTATTGATGATGCAGACGATATTGACAATTACGTTACGGAGGACGATAATGTTGAATGAAACACAAATTGCTGATGTATGGTTATTATTTGCAGATTACATTGATAAGAAACAAGCAGAAATTGCTGCTGAAAGATTTATTGAATTATTAGCAGACTTTGGATCAACTGATCGCACCTTTTTAGGTGCTACTGGAATTGATCCTACGTTAGACCAAGCAATTAACTATTATTTAGAAGACAATGAAGACGAAGATGACGGCTACAATGACTTGGAGTTTTAATGAGTTGGTACGGTATAATTACTAGAGACATTACTAGACTACCGGATGGTATTTTGCACTTTGAATCAGAATTGACAGATGCCAAAAAAGAATGTAAAATAGCAGGAAACGTAGAAAAGGCATCTGCAGCAATGCCTGGCATTGTAGAACACAGATATGGACAGCTTCAAGAAATTGAAGCTATCCTAGAGTTCCTTAATATTGAACTTAAACGATTAAAGAGTTATCACTTTAGAAAGTATTTAGAAACATACGCAAGGGCATTAAGCAGTCGTGATTGTGAAAAATATGTAGAAGGCGAAGATGAAGTAATCGAGTATGAAAAAATTATAAATGAATTTGCGTTAATAAGAAATCAATGGTTGGGTATTACAAAAGCCTTAGATCAAAAATCGTATGCATTAAGTAATATTATACGATTAAGATGTGCAGGCATGGAAGACGCAACCCTTTAAACTAACATGACGGGCTTAGTGCCCGTCACTACTTTAGGTGTATAACACATGAACACAATTGACAATCTGCTTCATTTTGTATTTCTCGAAGCTATGACAACCCCTCTTCCGTTCTCATCAAGAGATAGCCGTACATTGCAAAGTTTACATACTGCAATGCAAACTGATACATACATTACCGAAAAACAAGGTAATTTATTACTTCAAATAATAAGCAATGAAATTTACGCGCCATTTATGCTGTTAGCTAATGAACACTATGCAGATTATATCAATAACCCGGTATGGAAGAAATCATTTCGTATATTACCAGAGGTAAAACGCATATATCATATTCCTGCAGGATCTGACCAAATTAACATTAATGTGTTAAAAGAAAACTATACTGGTGTAATTGCAATTGATTTTACGTTTTCAAGTACGATTCGTAATGAATTAAAACCGCTGTCTGATGTGTTATGGCAAGTTAAATCCGGATCGTTATACTATGCAGATTTTACTGAATCTAATCTTGTAACTATTATACAACTATTAGATCCTTATAAGTTTGAAGTTGAATTAGAGTTACGAGATTACTACAACACAATTAGACTATGGGATAAACAAGATTTTAAAGATATGTACGATGTACACAAATTAGAACATACTAGATTTCAAACCCTTATTTCAAAAGATTTAGAATCTAATGATCCTACCATCATAGTTGATAGACGACTAAGATATCAATATTCAACAACTGTTGAATGCCAGACTACTAATGAATTAACTAAACAAATTGCAACCCGTGAAAAATCTAAAGTTTGGATTGATAGTAATACATATTCAATATCCAATGTAGTTGCATCATTAGTAGAGCTACAACGATTTCCGTTATTAGTAGTATTTGAACAATCAACTGATTTTACAACCATAACACAGTTTAACGAGTTATCTCAGGCGCTAACTGATCACGGCATCACTGATAACATTGGATTCCATTTTAGATTAGATAATACACCCGATGGAAAAATGTTTAATGACGGGATTGGAAAAAGACAGT